ACAGGCTCCAACCCCAGCACCTTGCGGTATTCGTTGAGGTAGCACGCGCCGGCCTGGAACGCAACCGCCACGCGGGCCGATTCGGCGGCAACGTCCTTACCTACCTGGTTCGGATATGCGAACCACATCTCGCCAGGTTCAACGCCGAACATCGGGAGAAGCCACTCGGTCAGGTCGTCCGCCACCCGGCATTGCCGCTCGTAGATCGCACGCTGCCACTGTGCGCCGCCCTCGGCAGCGTTGGACTGGATCGCGTCGTTCATCTTCCAGATCGGGTCAGGAACACCCGCCGCGCGATAGATCGCCGCTTCGGCCTGTTGCAACCCCGGAAGATAGTTCATCTCATGCGGCTTGGCCGCGGACTGAATCAACTCCACGTCACGCAGCACCATCGCACGTCCAGCCGCCAGCGGACCGCCGCGAGCACGCAACGCGGACTCGGCCTGCTTGATTTGTGCGTCCGTGTACCCGGTCGGGGCTTTCAACACCATGCCGTACTGGCCCGAGTTCTTCCAGCGTGCAACTTCCGCCGCTACCGCCGCGTCTTCCAAGTCGCCATACCGCTCGATGGAACGAACCCAGCTCACGCCCTGCCACGGTGCGAACGGGTCCACCATCCACTTGCTTACAACCACTTCCGACGACGGTACATACAGCGGGCGAATGTTCTCGCGCCCGTAGTTGTACCCCACCACGCCCTCGGCTTTGTCCAGCACGGGCCGCGTCCATTGCGGGTGCAGGATGTAGAGCCCCGACGGCGTACCGCTGCCCGTCCACAGGTAGCAATGCCCGCACACCTCGCGGTACCAGTACACCAGTTGCAGAACGTCGGTACTCGACATCGCCGGGTCAGGATCGCGCAGAAGGTCCAGCGCCGGGTGGTCGGTGATTTGCTCCACGTCGTCCGAGTCGGTCGTGTACGCCTTCCGTGCTTGCCCGTCCGTCGATCGGTACAGGCCAATCTCCCCGCGTGCCGCCGCCCGTGCGATCAGCGCCGCGGCGTTGAAGATCGACCCCGAAATAGCACGCGACACGCAGGCCATGTCCCTCGGGTTCGTCGTGTTATAACGCCCCGCAATCTCTTCACCTGTGCGGATGCTCGCACCGATGTAACGCTGCTCGCCCTCGTTCGGCGGTCGTCTTACAGCCTTCCACGCGTCGGCTAGATATGTCAGGAGTCCCATGTGTCTACTACTCCGATGTAACCGCCACCGCCGCCCGTGTCGATCGCCATGACCGCGTATCGAAGGGCGTCCATCGCGTGGTTGTCCGCGTCGTACGGCTCTTCCTTCGCGCCCTTGTCGCCCGCCTTCTTCGCCCACACGTAAGAATCAAACTCTTCACGCAGGCAGGTAGGTCGTTTCTGTTGAGCCATTGCCCCGTCATATTCTACCAGCGTATCCGCGAGTAAGAACAATCGCGGTACACCGTTCGCTCCAGGCACAAGCCGCGAACGTACCGCGTCGATGCCCGCGCGAATGTCTTTGCTCGCGAGCGTGGTGTGTACCCCGTGATAGTGCAACGTCTCCCGCTCTTGCCGCGCGTGATCGCTCACCGTCGCCACGTAGTCCTCGCCCGCCGATAGCCTGATGATTTGCTCTGCGTGTTTCTGGACGATCCGACCCGACATGTAGAGTTCGCGGTACACGTACAACGCCTCGCCCGAATCCGCGATCCACAGGCAGACGAACGGATCGTTGAACCCAAAGTCGATCGCGCGGTACTTTCGCCAGTCCTTCCAGCCAGCGGGCATCTCGCGGACGACGTGGATTGAAGGGTCAAACTCCTCGTAGATCAGGCCGTCCGCCGTTGCCCACTTGCCCTCTTTGAACCGCGCGCGACGTACACCCGTCATGCCTTCAAGGATCTTGAGATACTCAAGCCCCGCAGCCGTCCAATCCTTGCCGTCGTGCCATCGCGGGTTGTCTTCCAGCCGTGACAGGATGCGGACCATCTGCCCGCGGTTCGCGCGTTGGTTCAACCAGTGCGAGGGCGGGCCGGGGTTGCAATCGCTCATCATCTGGCAGAACGGAGTACGCCCGCCAGACAGACGCGTAATGCACTTCTCATGGTCGTGTTCCGTCGCCTCGGTCCACTCGAAGGCATAGATCCTGTCCCATTCCGACGACATGATCTTGTCCGAGTGATCCATTCCACCGGGTACAACGATGGACCCGTTGGGATAGCGGTACGCGTCGCGGTGCGTGCGATTGGCCTGGCCCATCCACGTCACACCAGCGAGAATCTCGTCCTCGTAGATTTGCAGCACGCTCTCGGACATGCTGGCCCGCGTCTTTCGGAGCAGTAGCTGACGCGAGCCGGGGTACTTCAACGCGACCGCGTGACACTTCTCTAGCAGAGCCCGCGTCTTGCCGGTTCTGGTTGGCCCTTCGATGAGCACCTCTGCCGCCCGCGTCGCGAACACCTCGCGGGCACCGCCGCGGACCACGTACCGGACTGGCTCGGTTGCTGTGGTCAGGTTGTGCCCTTCCATACCACGCCCCGTTGCGGCATGGGCTTGGCGAACACGATGCCGTATCCACCGATAACAGCGTCTACGTTGTACTTCATGCCCTCAGCGATCGCGGCGTATTTGTCGATACAGAACCTATCACACGCACACTCGAAAGATGCTTGCGTCATGTGGACGATCGGCAACATGGGCTGTCCGCCTTGTTTGGCGAGGCGTTCCAATGCCTCTCTGATACCGCTTACGGTGAACGTTGTCACGCGCTATGCTCCCGTACCAGCACCAGGGAGAGCATCCCCGGCCCGACGCCCGCACTCGCGGGCGTTATCTTTGGTCCTCATACCCCACTCCCATCCGTGCCGACGATGAAGCGAACCGGCGTATCCACCCGCTCGGTTGCAAGGCCAGAGTCCAGCCTGTCCGCCTTGTCCTCTTCCAAGTCAATCCTGATATTCGCGTCCACCATCGCCACTCCCGCACGCACCGCAGATACCGCGATCTTCGGGTCCGGGTCCGCTACAAGTTGCATCGTCCGCTCCACCAATGCCGCCTGATTCTCAGGCTTCACCGGCCACTTGTTGCGCACCGCGCGACGCACCAACACCAAGTCACCCTTCGCCCGGTGCCGATCGGTCAGGAGCGAAGTGTCCCCTTGATCCCCAGTCTTTGCGGGGGGTGCGTTGACAATCGACGTTTGCCCGCTCAGAATCAATCCGTCTTTGGATTGGGATTGATCACCCACAGAGCCGGGTTCAACGGGGATGGTATCATCGGTACTCACCTGCTACCCCCTGACACCCGCGAGCGCGCGCGGTTTGCGCGCCACGACCCGCCGAGTAACGTGTTCCATGTCTTCCGCTCCGTCCGCAGATAGCCCGCGTGGTTGAGGTGTACGGTATCCGCGAAGTCGCCCTTGCTCAGATGCTCGGAAAGGGATGAGATTTCCGCGCGATCGACAACGCACACGTCCGCGTCGGTGTTGGCGAAGTCCATCCCGGTCTTGAGGGCTTGGCGGTAGACCCCCATTTGCGCTTCCGGGAGCGTGTCGTTGAGCGGGTGCGAGCAACTCACGCGAAAACAGATGTTGTCCGCTGAACGTCCACTGGTTGTCCACGCGGAGCGGATGATGGAGACGATCGCACGCATGTACCACACGTAGTTTGCGGCCGCGTTCGCGGTGACCTGGTTCGGTGCGCCGGCGCTGATTGACGCTTCGGTGTTCTGGTTGGAACCTTCGTACACGTCGAAGATTGCCATGTGTTGCGAGGTGCCGCCGGTCTGGTACTCACAGAGAACGTCAAAGAAGTGCTCCCACGTCTCGATGGGGAGTGTTGCGATCGCTTCGTAGATGTCATATGCGGACATGGAGCCGACGGAGTAGAAGGGAGTTACGGCGATGCCTGTAGATTTGTTCGTGCGGCACGCACGCATCCACGTCAGGAACATAGGTCCGATGAGCGTGGCCGGGTTGAATCCTTCGTGCGAGCGGAACCCAAGTCCGTTCCACGACGAACGCGCTGCGTTCGCGGCGATGTTGGTTGAGGTCTTTCTAACAACGCCGTCGGTGCCGGTGTGTGTGACGACGCCGAAGTTATAGACTTCCGCGAAGTTGGGTGTTCCGTTACATCGGATGATGGGCTTGATTGACCCGCCGCTGGTGTAGTTCACGCCCCAGAACGTGAATGTAAGAGCTTCGGCGATGGGGATCGGGTTGTTGCGCGCGCTGCCGGAGATGTTGTAGAGCGCAAACCCCGTAGCGTCGGTCTTCGTGTCACCGAGCGGGACGTGGAGAGGCTTGGTTGCCGCGGCGGTAGGTGCCGTTGACCAGTCCAAGTGCTGCAACTGGTTCGCGCCAGCGGTGCCGATGAGGGGATTTGCGTAGGTAAAGAGCGTTCCGTTCGCGGCGTACTCATACGACGCGGCGGCTGATGCGTAGTTGTATCCTGTGCCGACTCCGCTGCCTGATGTTCCTTCCAGCCACGGGAAGGCGGGTGTTGCGTAGACGCCGTAGCGGTCCACGCCGAGCGCCGCGGTGATCGCGGTATCCCATCCGCTGCCCGCTTGCAAGCCCTCGGAGTTCCAGATCCCCACGATGTCGATGCGGCGGTTTGCTGCCTGCTTCACGAACCGGAGAAGGCGCGATGAGTTGTAATGTCCCTTTGGCATCAGCGGGCCCTTCCGAGAGATGTCTCGATGCGTTCGAGCGTGCGTTGGGTTTGCGCGGCTTGCTCTTCTAACCGTCCGAGCGCGCGAGCGAGCGAGATGCGTTCTGTTTCGAGGGACTTGATGCGCTCTTCGTGGTTCGATAGATCGCTCGCGGTTTGCTTCTGATCCGATTCGACGGCGACTTTGAACCCTACAAACCCGACGGCGGGCGACACGATGAGGGCGAGGAGTGACATTGCAATCGCCCACATTTCAAGGTTGCCCTTGATCTTATCTTTGATCGCCTGCGTCATTGGTAGAAATCCTTATGCGTTCTGTGCTTTGTTGACGAGGGCGATCCCCGCCGGTCCCATCCATTCGCTGAGTGTCTTTGCGTGCGTCTTGAAGGCCGCGGCTACAGCGGGGTCCGCGAGCTTCACGGCGTCGATTGCATCGACGATGCGGGTTGACGCGGCTTCGGTTGCCTTTGCTTTGTTGCGTTGTCCGATGCCGAAGATCCCGCCAGCGATGCCGAGGAGTGAGGCGATTGCGGCACCACCGGGGCCGAACGAACCCGCGACGGACTGGCCGACGGTCAGGATGGAGGCGAGCCGTTCCTGTTTCGCGGCGATTGCGTCGAGGGCGGTTTGGGCTTTGGCGTTCGCGGCATCGACCGCGAGGCGGTTGGTTGCGATTCGGTCGTCGGCTTGGGCCTGGATTTCGGCGGTGCGTTGGGCGAAGGCGTCAAGCGTTGCCCGGAGGGAGAGAGCCGCTTCCGATTGAGCGGCGTCAAACTCCGCGGCGAGGTCGTCAACTTTGAGGGCGGTTTCGGTTTGGAGTCGAGCGACGGCGCGATCGAAAGCACGCTTGGCCTTCGCGGCGTTGGCCGCGGCGAGCTGTTCGGCGGCGGCGGACTCGGACGCCATGCGGTCTGATTCACGCTTGGCCGCGGCGATTGCGGCGGCAACGTCGGTGTCGGCTTGACGCCGTACCCGCTCGGTCTGTGCTGCCCACTCGGGTGCGGACAACTCGCGACCCGAATCCGGATCAATCGCCTTTGGTTCGCAGGCTGTTAGGGAACAGAGGATAGCGAGCAACGCGACGGGCAGTGTATATCGCATGCCCAATCATACCACAGGTTGCGGGGTGCGGATAATGCACCGTTGTGCACTGGGGTTTTCCCCGAATAATACGAATCTGGGATGATACAACTTGATATTGTTGGCTAGGCAGCCGATACTATTGGTGTCCAAGTCACGCATCCGCAACATGAAGGAACGAGCAATGAGCGATACCAAGTCAACCGATTACGCGAAACACATGGCGAAGTCTACCGCTGGCGGATCTCTCAAATACCACGTCAGCCTTCGAGATGGACACGAAGACTATGTACTCGCGCAGGTCAAACACCAGTTCCATCTTGACTCGTACCTGTCTCGCGGAGTCCCGTCGTGGATGCAAATCATGGCCCGGATGGTGATGGAAGAGCGATACATCCAAGCATGACCCCATCCACCGGCCACCGCTGGCGCTGACACGCCAGCGGATAAAGACGCCCGGATTCATCTGCTGGCGTCGCAAACCGCCAACAGCCGAGCGTGTACTGCCAGATTGTACGGGCTTTGAAGCTCGTTGAAGCTCGTTGATGTTCGATGAAGCGAAATGAAGCGAAATGAAGCGAAATGAAGCGAAGTGAAGCGAAGTGAAGCGGACAGGAGCGGAATCTGAGCGGATTTCCGGCACGGCGCGGATGCCGTTTCTTCCCTAAAAACCCGCGTGGATGTTCGCGGATGTACCGGAAAAAATCCGCAATGCCGCCCCAATGCCGGGTCAATGCCGACACCGGGGATTCTACTAGGAAGGGAAAGAATCTTGTGAATCTCGAATGATACTGGTTGATATGGGTTGGTGTATCCGATAGTATGTACGGACGGAAAGCACGCAAACGCAACAGGAAAGGCAAGCCATGAAGAACGCGACGAAGAATGAGGTAGCCAAGAAACTGAGCCGCGTCGGGGTCGTCACCATGTCCGACCTTGACGCGTACCGATTCGCGCACGCGGTCGGTGGCGTGATCGACTCGCGGTATGGGACGCTCAAGGCGATCGTCGGAGAACGTGCCGCCGACGTAATCATGCGGGAACTCGAAGTTGCAAGTTGGTAATCCCCTCCCCCCCTCACGCGAAAGCCGCCGGGGTGGTTTGACCGCAACACGAAAGGAACCGACCGATGAATGAGACTGAACTGATGCGGATTGCGAAAGACGCTATCGCGGTGGCAACCAACGCCATCGCCCAGCGTGACGAAGCCCGCCGGTTGTTGGCCGAGAAGTGCAAGCAACACGAGCAGGTCACGGCGTGGTGGCAATCCGAGATTCGCGAACGCCGCGCCCGCGAGGCCAAAGACGCGGAGGTGTCCAAGTGACCACCGGCACAACCACCCTCGTCAATCAGCAAGTCACGGTCTGGGACTACACGCTGACGATGGACATCGAAGTCGAGTGGACGAAGGACGCGGGCACCCGTTACCTTCCAAGCGGTGCGGGCGATCCGCCGTCCGTCGAAATCGACGGGTTCGAGTACGACGAAGATTCCGCACTCGCGGAGTTGCTCGACCTGTGGGCCAACTCTGACCCGCGTGAACGTCACCCCGACGTTGCACTCGCGAGCGTGGAAGAGATGAGGTTGCAGATTGCTGAGGCCGTTCGCCGCGTGGCGTTCGGAACGGAACAGAACGAGTTGCTGGACGACGGCGACATGCACGCGGACGACCGCGAGGAGGACGACGATGAGAACTGACCGAACCAGGCCGACGACGGAACAGGCCGAGGCCCGATTGCTCGCGGACATTGCCGCGGTTCAGTCGGACACGATCGACCCGAATTCGGTGCGGACCAAGCCCCGCCGCGCCGCCGAAATGCCCGAGTGCGGCCCGTCGGCGCAGAACATCGTCGATGGCCTGCGCGCCATCTACGACATCACCGGCGAGGAGCCCGAGCGATTCGACGCTGATTGGGACGGGGGTGTCAAGTGAGCGAATCACACACACCGGGGCCGTGGGTTGTTGACAAGGCCAAATGGGGCGCGTGCCAGTGGGGGACGATGCCGGATGATGAGCGTGGCGAGCCCAACCTCGCAGGTGGAGTCCTGCCCGTTATTGCCGTGTTTCGGTGCCCGGAGAACGACGACCATGATTTGTGCGTGCGATCGCGCCGTGTAGATCAACAGGACCGCATAGCGTGGACCGATGAAGAGCGGTGGGGAAACGCCAGCCTCATCGCCGCCGCCCCCGATCTTCTCGCGGCGTGCAAGTACGCGCTGGCCCGCTTCACCCACGGACCCGACGCGATCACGAACCCAAACGATGCCATCGTGGACGACCTCCGCGCCGCCATCGCGAAGGCCGGGGGTGCGGAATGAAGCACACGCCAGGTCCGTGGATATTGGACGCATCGAAGGGAGATAGTAACTCCTACCGAATCGATGTGGGTGGAATGTGCGTGAGGGTTTATGGACGCTACCGGTATTTGCCTAACGGAGAAACCGTAGTTGTGAAACGCACGCTAGCAAACGCTTGCCTCATCGCATCTGCTCCCGATCTGTTAGACGCATGCCGCAAACTAGCGGCGGCATACGACCACGCACGTTCACCGGATCACGGAGATGCATTACTCAGGATGGCCCGCGATGCGATTGCCAACGCGGAAGGGCAACCCACGACCTAGCCGCTCGTCGCGGCACACACCACTCCCGCACGGGCCTCGGACCCGTGCGGGGGTTTCCTGATCCGCGAGTCCTCCGCGTTGTGCGAGGACGACGAGGCGCACGGACGCGCCGCTTCTTTGGACCACAATGAAGATCCACGACGTGAAGCAAGGAACCGCCGAATGGCTCGCGTGCCGCGCCGGTATCCCCACCGCGAGCGAACTTGATTCGCTTGTGTCACCCACCGGCAAGATCCGCACAGGTGAAACTCCACACACGTACCTCTGCCGCAAGCTCGCGGAACGCTGGCAGGGATTCCCGCTCCCATCGTTCTCGGGTGGTGTGATGGAACAGGGCGCGATCCTTGAATCGGAAGCCCTGCCGTACTTCCAGCTCACTCGCGGCGTGGCAGTGGAACGGATCGGTTTCATCACAACCGATGACGGTTCATTCGGATGTTCCCCGGACGGACTTCTCCCGGACGGGAGCGGATTGGAAATCAAGTGCCCGCAACCGCCGAACCATCTCCGCTGGTTGCTCGCGGGAGTGTTGCCACCGGACCACGCTCTCCAGTGTCACGGCGGTATGTACGCGACGGGTGCAAAGCGCTGGACGTTCCTCTCATACTGCCGGGGCTTCCCGGAGTTTGTGGTTGAGGTTGAACATGATCCTATCATCCATGATACAATCGCAGATGCCCTTGCGGACTTCGGCGATAGCATGGATTCCGCGTGGAAACGCCTGATTATCGCCAACGGCGGCGCGCTCTATCAGGCACAAGAAGATACGCACCCATTCTAGGAGGTTCTATGTCCGAGGTTACATCGACGGCGCTTGCAACCCGCGAGCCCAATCCCATCGGCCCAATGCTCCAGGCGATCATGGAGAAGGGAATCACGGCTGAGAGTGTGGCCGCGCTGGAGAAGATGACCGATCTGTATGAGCGAATGGAGCGGCGCAACTCTGAACGTGAGGCTGCGGCGGCGTTCGTGGAGTTGCAGCGGCAGGTGGCGGAGGTGAACGTGCAAGCTACCAAGTTCATACCGGATAACTCCGGCAACGTCCGCTCCACGTTCGCGCCGTACAAAGAGATTATGGACAAGGTGGGTCCGTGCCTGTTGCGTAGCGGGTTCAGCGTGAAGTACGATCATGAGTTTACGGACGGACGTTGTACGTGTACGTGCATCCTTCAACATGCGGGCGCGTATGAGTACCGAAACAAGTACACGGTGCGAGTTGGCGGCGGACCACCGAAGGCATCCGACATGCAAGCCGACAGCGCCGCGGGTTCATTCGCGCAACGGAAGGCGTTGTGTGCCGCTCTCAATATCGTCGTCGATCACGAGTACGACGCCCGCGCGGAGGGCGACTACATCTCGCCAGAGGCCGCGGCTGACCTTGAGGCCCGTATCCGCAAGCTCGGTGGCGATCCCGCGGCATACCTCAAGCTCGCGGACGCCGCGACGTTCGCCGATATTCGAGAAGCCAAGCACGGCGTCCTGCTCGCGGCAATCGCCAAGCGGGAACGCGAGTCCATCCCCCAGTTCCCCGACGTGGCCGCGTGGCGGTCCGAGATGCTGGAAGTGCTCGCGGTCCGCGGTGCGAAGTCTCCGCCGGCGGCGTTCGATGCGATCGTGAAGTCTCGCGGGTTCGATTCGTACCTGAGCGTTCCGCCGGACAAGCGGCAGGGGGCTTGGGTTGCCCTCAAGGCCGGGAAGCTCGACCAGTTTATTTGACACTCTCAG